CCGTGTCGTCGTAGTCGTCAGTCTGATGGTTGCCGAGTGTGATACGATACAGTCCGTCGGCGGAACTAAACGTATTGCTACGCTGGTCGGCTTTCGTATTGAATATATCCTCTTTCAGTTTCAATGCGTCTGCAAATCGTTCGTACACGCTTTGTTTGCTCCTCGCCAAGCTTTTGCTTACCTCCTGAAGCGTCGGGAACACCTCCCGTACCGCTTCGTCCACAAGCTGTTTATAGGCATCTCTGTTCTCTTTTTTGAGGCGGTCTTTTTCCTTCGCCTCCTTGTACTGACGAAACTCTTCGGCTTCGCTTCCCGTCAATCTAATTTCTTCCATATTATTACTGATTATTATTCTTTTGAAATTCTTTCTTTAACAAAGCTACTCACCGTAAGACGATGTACGCCCATAATACGCCCAATAGCCGAATACGACACTTTTTTTTCTAAAAGTTCTTTGATTTGTTTCTCCTGTCCTGTAAGTTTTGTTTTAGTTGACTTGCTACCCTTAGGGCGACCCAGTACGACTCCTTCCGCTTTTTTACGTGCCAAAGCCTCTTTGGTACGCTGACTTATAAGATTACGTTCTATCTCTGCCGACAGCCCGAAAGCAAACGCCAACACCTTACTACTGATATCGCTTCCCAAGCGATAGTTGTCTTTTATCGTCCATACCTTAATATCACGGTTCATACACTCATTGAGTACCCCCATAATCATCAGTAGATTACGCCCCAAACGCGACAACTCCGAACAGATAAGAACATCTCCTTTTTTCATCTTTTTTAGAAGCATACCAAGCTCCCTCTTGTTTACATTCTTTGTTCCCGAGACCGTCTCCTCTATCCAAGAGCCAACAATCACTTCTTGCCGTTTGCAAAATCGATTTATTTCAAAACGTTGGTTCTCTACCGTTTGTTTATCGGTACTAACTCTTATATATCCGTAAACCATTACTTTATGTGTCTTTTACATCATTCAGGTAGCTCTTTAATATCTTGCACGAAACCGGCAGAAGCGGCTGCCCTTTTGAAGTCGTTAGGACTATCAGCCCTACTACACATCTGTAATACATTGGCTTTTACCTTGTAGCCATCAATGACTACCCTTGCTATATCCGCAATGGCTTTTGCCGTATCTATGTCCATACGTTCGTGCTCATCGGCACGCGGGTCGCGGTTGTTCTTAAGTCCCTCGATCGCTTCGAACAAATGTGCGTTTAACGCATCAATTCCTGTTTGTTTGCTCATATTTTCTTATTCTTTTTTTAAGTGTTGATAAATTTCGTATTGTTTTTTGTATCTCTACCGGATAGCGATACATGCCGTTTTGAGTAGATAATTGCTCTTGTCTCGATATTAAATATAGGTTGCTTATATCGCAGTTTTGGCGGTTGCCGTCCTTAAACTGCACGTTGTAACCCTTAGGTATCGTACCGTGGTGCCTCTCCCATACGAGGCGGTGCTTCAGCACCATCTTTCTATTCCCCTCTACCTTAATATAAACATAGCCGTCTTTATTACAAATTCTCTCGTGCCCTACCTGTTTAGTATTGTGAGGTATATGCCCGTTCTGAAACCGTGTAGCCTTTGTCCGCTCTATCGCATCGGCGGTCATATATTCGCTCTGCCGTTTACCCTTGTTGCTCGGAATATGCCCTTTCTGAAAGCGGCCGGAGTTCGGGCGAGCGGTTGCTTGAGCCGTAGCAGCGATAAACTCCCGAGATTTACGTAACCCCAAGATATGAGCCCTGTTATGTATAGCCTTTTTGCTGACATTAAGGTGGTTTATCATGTCGCTCATCGGCGTATCGCTGTAGTGCTGCTTTAGGTAGTCTATTTCCGACTGCGTCCAAATATGCCTCATAATAACTACTAACCTATAAATACGTTACCTTTACTCCTGCCTTCCTGGCGATGGCGTGTTCTGCCGTAGCACCTTCGGACTTCTCCCAGCCGGGTAGCATCGCAATCTCGTCGCATATAGCCACGATTTCAAGCTCTTTTATTAATATCTCCGCTTCCAACAAACGTCTGCCCGCCTGCCGCTCAAGCATTGTCACCAAACGCATCGGATTGATCACCGTGCACGTGTCCCAATCGAACTCATCTTCTGCAGCAGCGAAACGCTTTGCCGCCTCCTCTGGGTGTAAGCCCGTTATCTGTCCCGATAAATACACTAATCTATACATATCTCTTTGATTTTATTTTGTTTTTCAACTTCTTCGGCAACCCCATAAATGCCTCTTACTCTTTCCCAAAAAAGAATAAAAACATTAGTTTCCGACGGATTTTCCATCCTGCAACATATACAGTCGAGACAAACATACAGCGGTCTCTCCACACATAGACTTGTGAATCTCGGATACTTGTCGTCAAGCTCCTTTGCTTTGTCTTTTAGGCTTATTATCATAAAGTCAAGGCTATATTTGTCTTTTATCAGACAGTGGTCAAACTGAGCAACATACTCCAACATCTCTTCACATTTATCGTTTGTAGAGTTCCACATATTTATTCTATTTACAAAATACATATCTCTTTTTTTGATTAAAAAGGCTTTCGTGCCGCTGCCACGGCACTACTCGCCGTCGTTATTAATTATGAGTATTCTTTCTATTTATCTCTATCAACATCTCTTCGGCAAGCCGAACAGTCGAGTTCATGTCCTTCACATTACGCCGAAAGCCGTAGTATATAGCCTGCAAACGTGTTTGCGGGATCTTGTTAAAGGAGGTATATTCGTTGCCTGTGGCACGCAGTATCATCGCTTTCGCTCCGTCCATCGTAACGGTGTAGCCAAGCTCAGAGGCAAGCCCAAAAGCTGCCGCTATTGCTCTCTTACGCCACTTGTCCATATCGACACGCTTGTCGTCTGTCTTAGCGTCCATACGCCTGTTACCTTCGAGCGAACTACACACCTGTTGTAGCTGCTGTAGAGTTAGTTCGTTCGTGTGCTCCACGCCATAGCCGGCAAGGATTCCCTCCTTTGCCTCTTGCCCGAGACCTTGTTGTCCCAGCAATACGTGGAACTTCTTGATTAGCTGCTTGTGCAGCCTGTCGTGGTCAAAAATTTTTGTTGTTTTGGTTGTCATATCGTTTTGTATGTTTATTTGTTTCTATAATTGCATCTCAAACATAGCCGCTTTCTCTTCGCACACCGTTATTGGTTTGCCTCCGCCGTATCTGCTTGTTGGGTAAGCACGGAAGCCTTCCACTTTGATGACCACATCGCTATCTCTCCATATTTTTAGAGCTGTTTTACCCTCTGGGTATTGTCCCTGCAGGTGTGTGATATAGATAAACAACTTCTCTGGGAAACGCTTTTTCCACCGCAGGTATGTCTCGGTATTCAGCCCCAAAAACTGTATCGAGTCTATTATGACTATTTTGGGGCTTTTTCGCTTCGAGAGGGGGCATTCTATATCTTTGATATCCTCGCCGTTGAGTACGATGAAGCGACTCGCCTTCACCTCGTCCATCCTGCAACGTTTCAATGTCTCGGCAAACGATGCACTTATGCCCTCTTCAATAGAGTCGTATGCTACCAAATGCCATTTGGTGAGATATTTAGCCAACTGCATCGTAAAACTCGTTTTACCATTCTTAGGCAGTCCTCCTATGCACCACGTCCCTTTTAGCTCGGGCTTGCCCACAGCCTCGAGCCATTTCCCATCAAAATCGCAGAGCTCTCTCTCCATCGAGATCACGCTGTCCGCAGAGTACGCTCTTCTTACGCTATTATCTAACACTTCGCTATCACGCATAACTCTTAAATCTTCGACAACTCTTTGTAAATACGTCTGAGAGACGGCACATTATCCTCGCCCATAGTCTTGCGGAGTACCTTATTCACATCGACGCTTACGCCACGAGCCTCGGCATTGGCTTTTATTATCATAGCAGCACTCGCCTGCAACATCTTCTCTTTCTCTTCCTTACCTGCCGGCACTACCTTACCATAACGCTTACCGAAGCGGCTAAACATTTCTGTATAGCCAACTTTCTTTACCGATATTGAGCGATTTATCTTTGCCTCCAATCCGTCGGCTCCCATCATATAGAACCCACAGGCATTTTCCACTGCGTTCCAGAGTGCTTTCAGTTCGAGGAAAGCTGTATAATCGAGATCACCTGCCTCGTCGAGTATAATCAAAGGGGTAGGTAGCGTTTTAAGATAAAACACCAAATCTTCGTAAACGTCTGAATAACGTCCGGTGCTACCTACCCCGAATGATTTGGCTATGTGTCTTATTAACCTCTGCTTCGACTTTACCTGCGAGCAATCGACGTACACAACTCCTTTGTTGTTGGCTGCGTAGTGCTTTGCAGAGTATGTCTTGCCGATATCTGCCATATCGCATAGTAATGCAGATAGGCTATCATCTTGGCATGCTTTAAGCTGTGCCGTCACAAATTGGAACACAGGTGTATTTGCAGTCTTCCAATCGGCTGTTTCGTTGAGGTTTACGCCTATCTTGCGAGCAATGCTTATCCATTGTGCATCGCTGATGACACGGTCGAGTTCACCGTTTTTTGTCCGGCTGTACTGGCTTGCACTTATGCCCAAACTTACAGCGAACTTACTATCAGAGCCGGTAAAGTTACCTCTGCTAACCTCCAACGCGGCTAAAATCTTTTGTTTAATCTCTTTGGTAATCATTTCTTTTGGTGTTTTATTTGTGATTATTAAAATTCTTATGTTATAGGCTTTCCTTTGCCATTCTTACATAGTCGATACTATTGTCCATTTCAGCCGTTACCTCGTATCCTTTGGGTTGTTCGCTCTCTACGATGTCTGTCTCTATATTGGCTATGTATGTGCTTGTCGTGGCTTTCATTTTGCCGACTCTACCTATCTCTGACTTGCGGTCGCGTATCATCTTATCGAACCTTGCCGCTCTTTTTTGCTGATGAAGCATATTCGCTCTGTCTTCATCTGTCTGCTCTATGGTATTCTCATTATAGCGGTATTGCTCGCGGTTCACGGCCTCGCCTATGTATGTATCTCCCTGATATAGGTACACGCTCTTTACGCTACCGTCATCTTCGGGCAGCCAATAGGCTTCTACTTTATAGCTATTAGGTTTTAGCTGTTTTAGGCTTTCGAAATCAATGAGCTCAAATTCGCCGTTGGCAGCCTTTACGTAGTCATTGTTGTAGATGGTGCAGTTTTCCATATTGCCGATGTATCGGTACAATCTCCAACGCTCTGCACTAACTATATTAGGGTTCATAAATTGAAGCAGTACATCTCTTCTTGTCATTCCTGGATAGGTCTTTTGGCGTGGATGAAGCTGGTTATTGTATTCGTCAATGTCCGAAAGGTCGTCCGATACTATTGTTTGCGGTTGGTACTCAGGCTCCACATAATCGCCTTTGACCTTGTTACGCACACATCTAAAAGCCTCATGTTTAGAGTACCATCGTCCGCGTGAGTGCCCATTCTTTTTTGATACACCATATTTAAGTTGGCGATTTGTATGTTCCGCTCGCTTACTCCATGCGGAAGGGTTGAAATAAATGAATGGAAACACTTCACTCAACCACTCCATATCCCGCACCAAGTGATGTTCGGCATCAAGTTGCCCTCCGATAGGCAGTCCAAGTTCGAGGGCTTCACAGAACATATTTCGAAGACACTCCTCTACGGTCTCTATCGTGGGTTTACCTACAATATATGCAGGTCTGAATATATATCCGCTTACCACATCTGTTGCCTGATATTTATAGACCCAACCGCGGACACTCTTACGGCTCAACGCCACGTCGTCTATAGTTATTTTTGACATAGAAAATTGACCCGCCTTTCTATTGTGTTTTGGACGCATCTTGTCGGTGTAGTCGAAGTTGCCGTTGCGGTCTTCATATATTGCGGTGAGGTTCACCACGTCCTTCAAATAGTTCCATATCGTTGCCTTCGATACTTCCAGAGGTTTACCGGCTTTATTACGAAAATCTTCCGGAGAAAAGACCTCCCCTGTTTCTACATCGTATATCTCATGGCTTCCATTTACAAAATTGATATAATCGGAATGAACTTGCTCCACGAAGGGCTTATCCTGCATTCGATACAAGGCTAAAAACAGATTTGCCATTTTTCGACTGACGATGCGTGTGCTGTCGTTGCCTATTTTGCCGCTTAGCAACGACTTTGCTCCGTCTTTGCAATACTTTTTAAATACCCTTTCGAAATACCGAACATTACCAAACTGTCGGCAGTTGTACTCCAATGCACTTTTTGTGTAGAGTTCGAACATCTGTTGCCACATCTCGCCCTTCGGCACCTTACGTACGCCGAATCCCTTGCGGTTGCTCTCGACGTTATCTTTTTGTTCTTTGAGGCTTTTTAATATAGAGGCACAGCTGGTATGTTCCAGTACATCTTCCAGACTCAAGGGTTGTCCATTGGGCTTACGGTAAGTATCAAAGAAATCCCGTACATCAGGGTCAATCTCCACAAATATTTTCTCTTGTGATACTTTTGAGTCATCACTTATTTTTAGTCCGAGTTTTTTAAGGCGGTCATATTTTATCTTGTCCGTATCAAACTCTATTGCAGAGTCCTCTCCCCTCCCGCATATACGTAGCTTACCGCTCCTGCTATCGTTCCATAATTGTGTATTTGTAAGTCCTGCTTGTTCCCAAGCCCTACGACTGACTCTTACTACATTCCCTTCTACTTGATACATAATCTTGGTGTTTTTTTGTGGTTATGTGCCTTTTTTTTATGCCTATCCGATTAAACTGCTGTAAGTAAATATATTGCGATAAAATAACTCAAAAAAAGATTTTTTATTTTACTGAATTTAAGGCGTTTAAATAGTTTGCTGAATTTGCCTCTCCATAAAAAAATTTCCAATAAAAACAAGTCCCTTTGCCTTTTTTATGGTAGCACCAACTCCTTATATTTTGCCTTATAGTATTTGCGAACTCTTTCCGCCTTTCTGCCTTGTGCGTTGTCGTATATAGCCGTTCTAACGGTATGCCTGCTACATCCGCACGCTCTCGCTATATCGTTGATAAAGCCATATCTGGGTGTTTTTTTTATACATTTGTCGGTTGTCATATTTCTTATTATCTTTGTTGCGAATTATACATTTGTATTTCGACTGCAAAAATAATAGAAATATTTCAATTATGGAAGAAAATAGTAGAGATTTTTCATTTGTGAAAGAAAAAATTTTACAGTTTATTGATTTTAAGGGAATTAGTAAATATAAATTTTATCAAGATACTGGTATAGCTAATGGAATTTTATCTCAAAAGGGAGGAATTTCGGAAGAAAACATGTTGAAAATACTCTCATATTTTCCTGAAATAAATGCTAACTGGCTCTTGACTGGCGAAGGCGATATGATTAAAACAAACCATAATTATATAGGAGATAATTCTATATCAAAGAGCAACGTACAACAGGGAAACCACATCAATGACATCTCGGCAATAATTAAAGTGCAAGAAAGTTTTCAGCGTATGATTGAAAAAAGAGATGAGCAAATAGACCGATTAATTGCAATTATAGAAAGGAAGCACCCTCAATAAATGAACAATATCTCCAACAATACTATAAAAAACTCACATATAAATAGCAACAACTCCTTTCTCTCCAAAAGAAATAAGGGTGTGATAATATTATCTGTCATATCTATTATATTATCTCTTGCGTCTTTTATTACTATTGTAGCCGTAAAAATAAACTACAATCTCGAGATGGTTTCTCTTTTGTCGATAATAGGATTTATAGGTATATTGGCAACTTTTGTGGTTGTTTCAAATTTTTCACAAGTTAATAGGATAGAAAGTAAAATGGAGACAAAAATCAGCGAGTTAAATAAAGCCGTTTCCAAACTACTTATTATAGAAGAGGATATCAAGCAAATAAGAATAGAAATAGACAAAATAAACAGTAGAATCGAAAAAGAACAAGAAAACGTGGTTGCCATAGGAGAGAAGATAAAAACAAATGGCTTAAATAAGCAGGTCTATAATTTAGCAAAAAGCATACAAAAATGGACGGAGACCGCACAAAATATACAGAAATGGGCAGAGTTCGGACAAAATATACAAGAGAGTTCATAACAGCCCTATTCACTAACTCCGAAAAAGACCCCAAAAATTGCACTTTTTACTACTTTTGGAGACATTAAGACCTCCGAAACGGCTATTTTAATTGCAAAAAAATGTAAATTATTGCAGTATTGGTACAGTAAAGGTACAGTGAAGAGTCGTTTTTTTGCTTTTTTATCTCCATCCAAATCACACAAAAAAAAGCCCCCGTTTTTGGGGCTTTTGGGCGGCGTTTTAATTGTGTTTGGCGTATGGTATACAAGAGTCCGTTTTGCTCTATTTTAGGACTATTGGCGGTGTTTTTTAGGCGGTATTAAAGCCTTTGTAAAGCGTCCTTCAAGCATAGTTAAAGTTATCGCTCATTTTCGCTCCAAAACTTCAAGTAAAATTAAAGCGAAATTAAACCTATTGTACCTTTCGTTTTTGTGTGGCTTTTTATAAGTAGCTGTTATTTAGTTATTTATTTATATGCGTTTTGTACTTGTCGTTTTTACCCCCTTAGATACACAATTTATCGTATGAGAAAGGACAAAAAAACACAATCCGAGATAGCTCGTTACATCGGAGTATCGCAAGCTACTGTCAGCAAAGAACTTAGCAGAAATGCCGACACGAGGGGGCGATATTCGCCGAAGATGGCGCAGATGTTTGCCGATATGATGAAAGAGCGAAGCCGTCGTCCGTATAAATTCAACGATAAGATGAGAGCGTTAATATCGGATAAACTTGAAAAGTACCAATGGTCTCCCGAGCAGATAAAGGGCTATTGCCAAGCCAACGACATCGAGATGGTATCTGTAGAGTGGATATACAGGTTCATACGAGAAGACAAACGCAACGGAGG